CCGCCGCCACCAGTACCAGCCGAAGAACCAGGGCCACTATACGAAGGAGGAAGATACGAAGGTGGAGGTTGCTTATCTCCTGCGAAACCTGGAGGAGCAGGCATAGCCTGAGGAACTGAACTAGGGGTTGAAGGCGTGGATGGAGTATGAGTTCTCTCAGAAAAGGATTCCCAGGGACAATTTCTATCTCCTATTGGATTAGCTCTTTCTGCATATTTGGCTAGTCCTGTTTGATCACATCTCTTACGACCATCAGTGTTTATGTCTTTGTCAGCTCGAAGATTAAACTCATCTTTGGTCCATATTCGAATCTCACCATCAGCAATAATATGAATCTTCTTTCCAACTTTCAGAAATAAGTTTCCTTCTGTTTCAAGGTGAACATCGTCTTTAAATTTCGCATGGAATTGTCTCTTAGTAATATCAACCCGGAAGAAATCTCCAAGATACGTTCTAAATAGAAATTGTTCCTGTTCTTCTCTCTCATCTAAAACAAGGACGGTTTGATTATCATCAACTTTACAGATAGATGCTATGTCACCAGCAGGCGGGTTAGTCAGGAGGCGCTTTTTCCCTGTAATTTCCCAGCGCTCATCTTGAGGGTCGTCAGATATGACAATCGTTCTGCCTTCTGGAGATTTGAAGAGAACCCACTTATCTTCATACTTTCCGACTTGGCACTCAGGTAAGACTTTCGAAGATTCAATTTCCAGGGATGCAAAATAGTAGGGTCTGTTTGCATTTCCCTGCTCAAAAAAGACCCAAACCCAAGACCCTTTTCTAGGAACTAAGCAAGCACCATAGTACCAATTCTCAGGGTTCGCTTCTAAGTTTCTTCCACCCAGATACGTATTAGCTGGACGGGCCCAGATTGCCTTTTCTTTATCTAGCTCAGGCATCAAAGCTGGAATCCAGACCTTGACCCTGCCAAATTGCTCTGGGTCTCTATTATCTATGACTTCTGCTCTGAAGAAGCCATTCAGAAGTTGCTCCATTTTCTACCCTATCCACCAGAAAGTTAGTTTCCTTTCCATACCGTTGCTTATAATCTCGTTACAATTATCTCGATAGCTTTTGATATACGGGTATAAGAATAAGAATGAAACTTCGAGAAAAATGAACCAGCAATGGTTGATCCTTTAAGCTCAGAGCAAATAAAGAATGAGACAAACCTACCATAATCTTCCAGCGCAGCCACAAAACTAGATCCAAAACTACGAAATAATACTGACGAAAATACAAAGGGGCTTATACCCGGCATAATAGAAAAGTCAGATAGGGCAGCTACAAAACTAGTAATCTTGGAAAAATCATATGATTCTAACCTATCTTTTATTAGATCAGGAGAGAACCCAGACATAGAACTAGCTCTTAGATAAAGTCTATCTCCACTGGGGATACTAAAAAACGAACTCAAAACATAACACGCGACCATAAACTTAAGAGAGCCAATAAGATAAGAGTAACTTGTAAGAAGACCATATTTCTTACCAAATACTCGAATTAAGATAGCAGATAAGAAATCGCATATAAAAGAGGCATAGTCCTCTGACATTCGGCCTCGTTCTAGACCATGCACATGATACAAAATAAACCCGTACAATGCTAGACCATATAAATTTCTGTAATCAACTCGACCTATGTTACTGGCAGAAAAATAAGATATGTTTAAAAAGACTTGTTTCTCGGACTTAACATACGCTGCTGGTAAAACATATGAGGGAGCTAAACATATGGTAAATGCTTTTGGATTATTTTGTAAGAATCTAACTAGTGGCTCCTTACTATAATGGCTAATCGTAGGAAGGCTAGAGCCAATAATAGAAACTAGGTCTTTTTGGGTGGCAATTTGTTGAATTTGACCCAATTCTGACTTCGTTTTTGCAATATTAGGGGTCTTTTCGAGTAGTTCAAAGTCGTATTTTTTCTCCTTTCCAGATCCAAGAAAAGAAACAATTCTAGCCATGCTCCAGACTGCTTGACCTCTCTTTCTTATATATACGCACCTCTGAACCTATGTAAAGCAAAAAAAGAGACAAGACCCTAAGAAAAACTAGTTTCTCTATAAGGGAAAAGACCTAAGATCAGAAACTGGTTTTGGAAGAAATCTATCTCTTGCAACTTCTAGGATTGCGGCAAAGTCAGGAACTAAAATTGTGGGCATTACGAATTCCTCTATGCTGTAAGCCCCATTAACGAAAAGAATAAGAGGCCAAAGAACCACAGTTCCATATTCCTGGTAAGATACATAGTCTGGTCTGTATTTAAGTTTCGGGGTCATAGGAATCTGTTTCGATCTTTGTAATAAGTAGAATAAGTTCTTCTCAACTGCCCACACCTCAAAAGATGGAAAAATAAATAGTCCATTCTCAGTCTTATACTGAGCCCTTAAGTTATCAATATCCGTAGTTAAAGATATGTTAGAATTTGTCTCGGCGTCCAGAGTGTACATTCTTAAGATTTACTCTCCTTTTTCCTCTGGGTTTTTGTCGCTTAGAACCATTCCAGGATAATGGTTTGACCACCAAGAAGGAAACTTAGTCCAAGATTGAACCGCTAATCTAGAATTTATTTCTTCCAGATCATAAGTATCGAAGACTAAATTCGATAGACACCAAAGATAGTCTCCCTGAACTAAGTTAATAGGAATATCAAGTTTTCCATTATGAAATTTTTCATGCATAGTTTCTGTCAAGGGAACATAGCCTAGACGATTTTGATAGTGGATTTCAATTACATCTCTCGCAATATCGAAAGTACAGAACTCCTTCTCCTCTTTCATATATTTTTGAATCACACCCTTAACTAAAAGAAACAAAGAAGGAATATGGTGATGAATACAAATAGAAACATCTTCTTTGCTTTCAAACGTTATGGCGCATTTGCTAACTTTTAGAACTTCAAGAATGTATTGTCTCCAAAGAGAAAATTCATAGCTCTTTCTAACGAGGGATTCTACGTTCTTTATAAATTTAACGAATTGTTTATCATCTTCAAACTCTCTAATTCTTAAAGACAAAGAAAAGGCGTAGTTAGGAGAAAAAAGAATCTTATCAGAAGTATTCGCAGTAATAAGACTAGATCTATCTTCCTTGCTTTCTGGTTGGAGAAAAAGACCCTCTTCCTGTTGCTTAAGAAGATCTTCTAAGCAAATACTTGGTTTATCCTGCAATTCTTCTTTTCCTCTCTTTTATCTTTTTATGTATATTTTACTAAGATAAACTATTCAGTAACCTCTTTCTAGAGACTCCAATTCTAGAAAATATAGGATTTTTCAATTGGCTTGGTTCAACAATATCAGAAGAAAGCTTCATATTCGCAAATAAGACTCGATAAGAAACAGCTGCGCATAGATCTTTAAATGGGTGTATACAAAAATAAACAGAGGAGGATACATTGTCAACAACACAGAGGTCAGTCCATCCAGATAACCTAGCTCTAAATCTTAGTTTTCCTTGTGCCAAAAGATCATAGTTCTGGATTGATTGCCTAGATAAAATCACATGGAGCAATTTAAAGTTTTCCGGCTTGTAATGAACCATAGCTTCCAAACTAGGAGGAGATCCAGATGTAAGAACCCTAACTAATTTACTTGTATATACTTTTCTCCAGGTTCTATACAACTTTTTTGTAATTCTTCTGCCCGCCATCACAAATAAATTTAGTAGAGCAGGTCTGGTTATATCCGAGATTAGAACTTTGCTAATTTTCTCAGCAGGCATCTTAAAGAAAAGACACTTGACACCAAGAATTACGTTCACCGATTCTTCCGAACTGGCCTTTGACTTCTTAAATTCTTCAGTTGAGCCTGTAAGGGTTTGACCTTTCTCACCAAAATCATACTGAAATTTTTGCGAAGTCACAACATTGTCAACTAACTCAGATTTGGTTAGCCGGATAACAATCCATGTTGGATCTGGATATAACTCAGTTACTATAGTGGGTGCACTACGGGGCTCGGCACTAATCGTAGGTGGGGGCGTGGAACTAGGAACAGGACATGGGCCACCAGCACATGGTCCTCCTCCACCTTTGCCAGCAGTTGGATGGGGCCCTTTGGGGGGCGGGGGCGAATAAGGTACAGGCAAGTTAGACCCAGATTGCGATTTTTCTACTGATAGTTGCCATGGTATCTTAAAAGTATCGGAGAGAGAAGAACTTGGCTTTAACCCATACCTCCGAAGAATAGAAGATACTAGTCTCTCAAGGCCAGGTTTATTGATCTTAAATGTTCGTTCCGCCCCTGGTATTTTCATTACACTCCTAGCCCATTCTGGAAGAAGAGAATTAAGAATTATATCTAGACTATATATAAGAGCTAGACGCTCTATAGATTTTCCGATTACAGCGGCTACGTTATCATCAACATCATCTGAAACCAAAACTGGGATTATATAGATCATATTCGTTTTACCCCCAGGAGAAAAAACTCTAAGAAAGAAAAATATGGTGCTTAGTAAGACTTTGATGCCAAAAGATTCGTAATCTTTGATTCAGGCAAATCTTCTAAACAAGATTTACAAAGATTCTGAAAACTACAAAAATAACAACTTTCTCTTTCATATTCGGGAGGTGGAATAGTAGATTTCGATAAGTATTCTAAAAGTTTGAGAGATCGATTCAGAAATGTCTCTCCTACTTTCTGGTCATAGGGAAAAGTCTCGAATTGAATAAGTCTGTCTTTAGGTTTGTAGTAAATTATCTCAACGTTACGAATTGAATAACCGTATTCTAAATTTAAAACGCAAGCATATGTTTGGACTTGGTCAAAATCTTTCTTGCTTGGTAACCCAGTCTTAATATCAAAAAGAGTAGATTCTGTAATCGCGTCAACTCGGCCTTTTAACATGTATGTATCTGACTTAAATGATTTCTCAGTCTCTAAGAACTGATAGTACTTATAGAATAAAGAATGAATAAAGGTGCCAATTTCTTGGTCAAAAACTAAGAATGGATCTTCTTGCTTCTCTTCTAGGGGGTACTTTTTTCTCGTAAAGTAGGCAGATCGCAAACAACCAACTACCTCAGAGACCGAGTTATAAGTCTTTGTGTACGAAAGCTGCCTTCTTTTTTGTTCCCTAAGAACTGATACCAAATTAGACTTAAACAACTCGTAATCAAAACAATGGGAAATAGAAGAAGGCTTAGAACTATTCCCAGAATAACTAAGACTAAGATCTGAGTAACCTGTTGTATTACTAGCACTTAGTTCCTCTTTTTTAACTTCCCAAAACGAGGTTTCTTCCTTATCAGATACTTGGCTGCTAATAGTAGTAGAAATCGAAGTTTGCTTATTAGACTCTAAAATCTTTCTTTTCTTATTTTCTTCCTCCACTATTTCTAGAAGCTTCGAATAAATAGACATTGTTCTGTCCTTGTGGTTTTCTAACATATCGAAATTTCGTTACATTACTTGGCATTTTCAGAAGTTATTTCTCGTATTAGAATTGCAAACTCAACCAACGATTCTCTTAGTATATTATAAGCATCAAATGCAAGCCTTCCCTTCCTAGAAGAAAAATACGCAGCAACTTCTGGTTGCTCACTAATAGGCCTTCCTAAAAGCAATCGATCACATGCTAACCCAAGCCCCACCTTTTCTACCTTTTCAGATATGTATTTCTGGACCTTTGAGCTGGTTCGATCTTTCATCTTAGAGACTTTCTTAATAACCGATTCTCGAATCATTTTCCTTGTTTCCTGCTCAAGAAGGGCCTGTTTTGCATAGAGCTTAGCAGAATCAGAAGCCAACTTTGCCTCTTTTAAAAGTTTGCTTTTTGAAGAAGGCACAGACCCGGTAAGAAATTTTGAAGCAACATAATGCATATCAGAATACATCTCAATGAGAACCGATAAGACCGCAGCCTTGGTGGTCATGTATTCCTTTATAACTTGAGGACAACATATTCCAGATAACTCAGTTACTGGCTTTTGAAAAAATAAGTAATCTAACGAATACAAACATTCCAAGATACGAACTTTTGTGCTTTTGGGCAAAGAAACAGACATGTGTATATCCCCCCTTAAATGTCCTAATCGTCTTCACTACTAGACCCAGACGAATTAGCAGAACTAAATGTATGCAAAGATCTTTTAGATGGAATAAACCTTTCATCCTCTAAAAGCTCCAAACGAACCTTTCTAGTATCATCTGGAAACTTTACATTTTTAACCGAATTCAGAATTTTTACCAGAGCAGAGATGGTGGCGCCTTTCTTACCAATAATCTTACCATAATCGCTCTTATGAGCTTGCACTTGGATTAGAATCATTTTCGTAGTTAAAAGAATACCAATCTTCACATCTTCTGGTTTGCATACCAGATTCTTTAGAATATTATATGATGCATCCATCAGAGCTTCTTTCATATTTGTTGTCATGATTGTTAGTTCCTCCTCTTTACGTATTTCTTATTCTCGTTCCTTACTTGTATATATAGTTTTGTTCAAATCTTATGCTTTTCTTTTCTTCGAACTTCTTTTTAGTAAGGATCAAATTTCTAACTTTCTGACCTATGTCTACTAAGAACTACTCGGTCTTTTGCTTTTCCCCTATAAGCATAAGAAAGTCTATAGTTTCCATACATATGCGCTAACTTACAAGTAAAGAAACTACTCCAAAAAGAACTCATTGGGAATGCGCATTGGATTTCATCTGCAACGGAAACCGCAACGAAGTACCTGTCTTGGTAAGATAAGACTTCAACGGAAATCTGACCAAGTTCATATAGATGATCAAGGGCGTAATCTAAAGATACTTTTAAAATTGGAGGTATGATCCTATACAAAATCGGGTCTTCAACATCGATATAAGGCAAACATGGCTTTATATCACATACTATAGAATCATTATGGTATACATCTATGTTGGTGACAAAAGAAAGATATAGAACAAAACAATGAGCCTCAAACCAATTACTAAACTCAAAGAACTTAGTAATATTTTGATACGAAACTGCTATAATACACCCATCTCTTTCCCAGCTTATGACATATATGGTATGAATCTTAGGAATAACATCTTTCCTAAGGTACTTTTCCAAAGATTGTAGAATGTATTCTCTTCTAGTCTTATACGTCCTATACTGACGAATATTTCGAAGTAATTTCCGAATCGATGGCATCCGTAACATTTTTCTCGAACTCCTCTCTAAATTTCTGATCTGTCATATATCTTTCGAGAGCATCTCGAGTTCGAAATTTAACATTTGGCATCGTTTGGAGGTAATTCCAGGCCCCCGATACTATTCTTTTAGTCAGTTTCAAGAAAGAGAAATTTGACCAAAAATCACTAAACCCACTATTATAATCTAGAATTAGAGGAACTCGAATATTCAAAGCAAAAAGCTTATTCTTAGAACACTTAGCAATAACCTCAATTCCATCAAATCCATACATATCTGGTTTAAGAGCGGAACTTATAGTAAGTTCTAAAAGATGAAACGCATTGTATTTTAATGAATTCCCGCCCGGCATCTCTTTTCCAGCAGATAGAAACTTCAAGTCTCTGGGTGTTGCATATGGTCCCAATTGAAGAAGATCTCTAAGTTGGTTTACAACAATAAATAAGATATTGTACTTGCTACAATTAGCAACGTACTTGGGAATCAACAAAGACATTAATCTACTTCGATAACCTACCACCTTAGCAGGATCTGTAGTTTCTAGTTCTTTTTCAGAAAGTGTATTTGCTAAACTATCCCAAACTACGATACTAGGTACATCAACCAGTTGCTTGCTTTCTTTAAACAAACACATAGCCTGGAGGACCTTAAAAACTTTCTCAAGAGTTAAGTCAGTATAAGGTTTAATCTTGGGGTTTCGAACCCCCAATTGAGCCAATCTTTGAGTTGTAACTGCGTGTTCCGAATCCAGATATACACTTAAACATTCTTTTCCAAACATATTTTGAGCATTTGCAATTACTTGGGCTGCCAAGGTGCTCTTACCACATCCAGGAGCTCCTGTGATAACTGGCATTGTGCCTATAGCAAACCCACCTCCCAAAATAGCATCAAGAAGGCGGATTCCTGTTGGAATAAGGTTCTTAGTTCCGCTAGAAGATTCTATCTTAGCCTGAACTCTCATGTATTCAGAAAACTGGATATAGATATCCTCCTTGTCCTCGTCAGTAGATGGCTCTGAGAGGCTTCCTTCTTGAGATTCTTCAAGAGAAGTAGTTCTGGGTTTTCTTCCTCTTCTTTTAGGAGAGCCAATGATTTCTTCGCTTGGTGGGGACAATGAACTTAGCTCTTCATGAACCTTAGACGCAGCAGAAAAGAAATCATCCACCACTTCCGACTCAAATCTAGGTTCTTCCAGAATAAGAGAATCATCATTAGAAGACAATAAGTTATCTTCTGGGAAATTTGGTTCGTTCGTTTCATAAACCAAAGCAGAATCCTCATCATTTACATCTAGATGAGTTTCCCCGCCCCCCTCACCTTCTTCTACAAAGACTCCATCTTCAAAAATTTCTGAGCTTCTTTTTATCATCTTTCGCCTATCCTCCTCAGAAAAAATGTTGGGTTTCATCCAATTATTGTTCTAGAAGGAAAAGAAACAAGAATCATTTTTAGATAGGAATATATGACCCCTAAAAGATGGTACATACACTCCTACTCGGAACAAAGAGGGATTTGTAGAAAGAAACTGAGTTACCGCTCTTTTAACATCCGGAATATAATCAAAGTCATCTATCAAAACATGGGTACAGAACTTAGAAAATAATGCTAGATCAGAATAACAAAAATCAAAATCATGGTTTCCATCAATGTATCCGAGATCAAAACTAGAAGGAAGTTCTTTTATTGTGCTTGAATCGCATATCATAAATTCAATCTTCACCGAAGGAAACGAAGAAAGAAGTAACTTTTTAGCATGTTCAATATAGCCAACCATACCACCATGCAAAGACGAGTTGTTATCTATGCCAAGATATCGTTCTACATATTCCTTAGCCCCAGATAACAAGGCATAAGATGAGTAACCCCCACGAACACCAATTTCTACGATTGATCTAGGTCTGAGTCCTCTAGCAAAGAAATATAGAAGATTGTAGTATCTTTGTTTATAACTTTCGTAATCCTTGCTTGTCTTATCCCCTGGAACCCAAATAGAAAAAGGAATCTCCCACTTTAAATCTAAGAATTCTTCTCTCCTATCCAAAAGATCACATCTTATGAGATTCACTCTTCTCTATATCCTTTCTTTGTTAGATATCTAGGACATCTTTAAGATTAGTTAGAGAAAATGATTCATTCTCGTCTTCAGGCTCTTCGTCAAAATCATCGTCATCAGACAAGAACTCATCAACATCAAGATTATCGTCATCTTGTTGTAGGTACATCATTTTAGGTACATTCCTCCTTCCTACTAAAAGTTTAACCTCCTCTTATTTTTTCTAAGATATAGGCAAGACAATATTGAAAATAAGTAATGCCGCAATAATAATCTTTAGAACCTTTCGGATAGTCAGATCTTTACTAGAATCAAAAACTGGAGTCCTCAAATAAGTTACTAAGTATATACTACGTCTCTTCTTTCATCTGAGATTCCATCTTTTCCAGAAAATCATAGTACCTTGGATTTTCCTTAAGATGGGCCTTAGCAATCGCCTTAGCAATCTGGGGATTATCTGTATGTTCCATTTCGACTTTGATTCCTTTTTCTAGTTGATCTGGAAGAAAGTCTGAATCTGGATCCTGACTATGCTTCAAGTCTTCCAATTTAATGGAGATAGGGCTTGTATCTTCTTCCCTTAGAATCTTTCTTAGAGCCTCATCTAAAAATGCATCTAATTTTACTGTCTTGAGTTTCATATCTTTTAGTTTCCTCCCTCTAAACTGGCTGAGATCTAGAAACCTCGATAGGAGTTCTTAGCAACGAGACAATTGTTCTACAATGCCACTCAGGCCCCCCAGTCACTCGTTGGAAAGAAAACGAACTCGCCTTCAAAAGATACTTCTCTCCAACAACCCCATACTCAATTGTTAGAGGATAGAATAGAACTGGTTCTCCAATCTTCATTAAGTTATACATATAGGTATTTCGAAAGATCTCTAGGTGGATCTGGCTCAAATTTGCATAATCCCTAGTTAATCTAGCATCGATAAAAGTCTTATCTCTTTCATACCCAGTATGAGAAACAATGTATCTAGATCTTTGTATCTCAGAATTAATGGTCAGATTCATACTGGGGTCTGAAATAGATTTCTCCGCAATTTCCTGCTGTTGGCGCTCGAATTTATAAAAAAGCGTATCTTTTGGACTAGAAATAATTTTCTGCGTGTTTCCGTAATAAGTTGGAAAAGCATGTCCTCCATGAACCACTTGCACAGGATCTATGGTATAGTAATCCGTCCCATTGGTACATCTTTCAATGATAGCAGGAAGATCTGGGTGATCAGCGGCTAGAGCATAGATTGTAAATTCTGGAGATCTTAGCATATTTGCATGAAGAGATTCAATCCTAAACACATCGTCAAAAGTATAGAATAGTAACAATGGCCCAGGAAAGATACCAAAATTAAAATCCAAGTAACGAATCGACTGAATATAAGATAAAGGAGGAACTACGACTTGATCCAAGATTGTTTCATTGATTTCTTCCGTTCGCAATTGCAACTTTGGGATCATGGCTTTAGAAGATAAATCTCTAAGAATAACCTCAAGTTTCTGGTTCATGTAAGTTTCATTTACTAAGGTGCTTAGTTTCTGAATGGCATTCTTGACTAAGGCTGTAAAGGTAACTGGAACTCTCTCTGCCGTGCTTCCAAAGGGAGGAGGTGTCCTAGCAGAAATCGTTCTAGTATGAGCAACGGTATCTTCAGTTAGCACAAATAGTTCTAGATTTTGAATAACATTTTCATGAAGTTGGCCATGTTCTTTCATTAAGGAAATAGATAAGCTCCCATGTTGCTGGCGCAATAATTCTTCTACCAGTGATTCTATGGGGTCGATCAGAAGAGAAAACTGAATAACGGGCCATATCGTTAGCAAGGAAAAAGTCATGTTTAAAGAAAGAAGATACCCAGTAACATCTTGAGATCCGATCTTAAGCTCAATAATATAAAGCTCTTTCTGGATACCTGGAATCATTCTACTTTAGTTTCTCTCTTAGTACAAGAACCTGGTTTTAAGATTTTGTTCATTCTAATAAAAGAACGGAACAAATAATTGAAGTATGGTTATGTAGTTTGGAGAAAAAGAGGAGTTATATAAATTGCAAATCCAGGCTAGAAAAGCAATATCTAATCAAAGTACAAAAATTATTCAAGAATGGTTCAAATGTAAAGAGAATTTCGAATATTTCTGTAGGAATTATATTAAGATAGATCTTCCTGGTGCAACAACTTTACTACAACCTTACAAAGAACAGCTAAGAGTCATTAACTTTATACAGGACCAGAAACATGTTGTAATTCTTAAATCAAGGCAGATTGGAATTTCTACGATCATTCAGGCTTACCTAGTATACTTAGCGGTATTTTTTAAGAATGTTAGTATAGGAGTTATTTCAAAAGATGCAGGCGAGGCCACTCAATTCGCCAAAGTATGTACGTCTATGCTTGAGTACCTTCCCAAGTGGATGAAACCGAAATTTAAGAAATCTACAGAACAATCTTTCATTCTAAGCAACGGATCTAAGTTACAAGTCTCTGCAATCTTACCATCTAACCCCCAAAAGACTTTTCGAGGACGAAACTTAACAGTGTTGGTTCTAGACGAAGCAGCACACTGCCAATACATTGATCAAGCATGGATAGGAATGTCTCCTGCTCTCGTTACGAACCAAAAACATGCTCGAGAAAATAACATTCCATATGCTACAATCATCATCTCAACACCTAATAAAACAACGGGTATTGGTAAATGGTTCTTTGAAAAATACAAAGCAGCTTTAAATGGAGAAGGTGCATTCCGAGCCACTTCCGTTCATTGGAAAGATATTCAAGAACTAGGTAAAGCTTGGTACCAAGAGCAATGCAGCCTTCTTGGTTATAACCAAAGCGCTATTGATCAGGAGCTGAACTTAAAATTTATTCCTGGTGAAGGAGCTTTCTTCCCAGAATGGATTGCTTCTAAGTTACAAGAACAAGAAATAGAACCCAAGATGAAAATCAATCTTCTTCCAGGAACTCCCCATGAAGGATGGATCTTCCAAGAACCCGATACATCTAAGTTCTATCTTATAGGAGTTGACACAGCATCTGAATACGGACCTTCCAAAAGTGCAATTGAGATATTTGAATACGATACCTTAGAACAAGTCTTTGAGTTCCAAGGAAAATTACCAATCCTGAATTTCAAGCAAATAATCATAAAGATTGCAAAATTGTATCCAGGTATTCTAATTGTAGAAAACAATAGCTATGCTAATCAAATGGTCAGTGAGCTTGCACTTATAGATGGGATAAACGTATTTTCAGAGATCAAACCTGGGGGGAAGATTTCCTACGGAATTAGCACAAATGCCAAAACTAGACCCCTTATGATAGATGCTTTGTACTCATACGTAAGTCAGTATCCAGAAACAATTAAATCTTCTCGTTTAAAACTCGAACTTGTGGGACTAGTAGAAAAAAATGGGAGGATACAAGCTGACAAGGGAGAGACTGATGATCTAGTCCTCGCATCTTCTTTTTGTTACTACGTAAGGAAGTATAGCCCTCCTCTATCAGCCGTACTAAGAGATAGAAAACCTGGGGAAGAACTACCTTCGGAACTCGACCTACTTAGGTCAATAGCGGGATGGAATTTCGAGTCGAGCGAACAACCATCTATTTCCAACATATATCAAAACGCATCTGAGAGTGCTTCTCTGTCTTCATTGAATCGAGAAATTATCTCCAGAGTTAGACAGAACTTAGAACGAGGGGAAATAGAAGATATATTCATTAGAACGATTCCTTCGATAGCTTCTTAGTAAAACATACATATGTGGATAGTATAGGGGGAAAAAGTACAAATGGATATACTAGACGAAAGTAAAGATCTTTTACAGGAAATCTTTGCTTGGCCTGGTGGAGAACCAGTTATTAGCCTTGACGACCAAGTTACATTGTATACAAGCCCGGATCTAAAACAAAAATTCATAGAAGGAATGTCTGAACACAAACTAACAGCCCCAGTGAGTAAAACAATACAAGAACTAGTTGAAAAAGATAGACTCATTCCTTGTTGGGTTAATAAGGGGCTAGGATCTATAATCTTATTCAAGATCTTTGCTCCACTGGATGTAAAAAGCATCGGTTCTTTTTACGCACCAAGTGAGAACGTCGTTGCATTACTAATGGATAATTCCACTTTTTTTCTTTTCTACATTCCAAATAGAACGCTAGCCTATCTTACCTTGCATGAGTTATGTCATTATGCAGCAGGAAACAGTTCCTCTTTCCCATCTCTAAGCGCAAAAATTCTAACCAAGTACTACGAAGTCCTGTTTCATACTTTATTTGAAATGTTTGCTGGTAAAAGATTAGATCCAAAACCAGACCTAACGAAAAGAGCAACAAAGTACTGGTCTAATCTAGTTAGTAAGGAACAAAAAAGAACTGCAGATATCGTAAAAGGCGATGATATCAAAAATCTAATTCTTAAATGCTTTGGGGACTACCTGGGGTTAAAAGATGTGGCCCAAGAAGTTTCTGAAAATGTGAAGATACTAGTGGACACTGCAAGGAAAGACTTAGGGAAGATTCTAACAAACATTGAGAAATTTAAGTATGTTCTTATACCTCTCTATATCGCTTATGGAGATGGATTGGGGTTTAAGAACTTAACCACATTTGCAATTCAAGAATACTGGTGTGCCTCAGAGGTAATATGCGTATGCGCAGAGAATCCGTCAAGATTTCCTGTTGTTTACAAAGTTATTAGCTCCATCTAAAGATTTCGAACTAAAAAATAGAGGAGAATAGAAAATAGATGCCAATTTCAGCACCTAAAGATCCTAAGCTAAAGGCTCTGGTCTCTAAGTTAGATAGGGCTAAAAAGATCACAGCTATGGCTACGGCCCAAAGGAAAGCCGCCTTAAAAGAGAGCAAGTTTCCCACCGGTAACACAGAAGTAAGAGCTATTAAGAAAGCAGGAATCGAGGCGGCCACCCGAGTTAGAAAAACCACAGCAAGCCGACGAGTCCCAGAATCTCCAGAGGTTGTAACTCAGATTGCCACTGCTGCAGTTGAGGTATCAAAGGTTAGTGCGAACTTAGTTGAGAGACTGGGTGAAATTTCTGCTAAGATCGTCAAAGCGACTGCTCAAAACTTAGGCAAAGCCGTTTCTGATTACTCGAAAGCTATTTCCGAAGACATTAGCGTGAATAAAAGAAATCTAATGGCCCTCTCATTAAGTGCCATAAGCCCTATTGCAGGATACTTTGCATCCAAGTTCTTTGAAACAGAATTCTTTCAAAACATAAAGAATAAGTTTAAAGAGAAGGCATCTGACGTACTATCCCTTATTGGCGAAAAGATAAGAACAGTTCTTAGTAAGATTCCCGTTGTTAAGAGCTTTGTTGCTGGAATTTCTAAGGTCAGCAGGGCAGAAAAGACTGAGGAAATTCCCCAGTTACAACACGGTGGCGTGGTTAAGAAAGCAGGTCTTGCTAAAATTCACGCAGCCGAGGTCATAGGACCAATAGATAAGGTCATTCCTTTTACAAATCGAAAATGGAGACGTGAACTTATTGGAGATGCTCTTAGTCAAATAGGCAAACTTAGTGGAATTAAAATTGGATTTAACAAACTATCTAAGTACTTAACAAAACAAGTTTTTGGAATCTTCTCCGCTATTGGGGCTAGGATAGGTAGGTGGAAACAGACCTACGAAATGTTTATGGCTCGATTTCCTATCTTTAGAGATATTAAAGAGTGGACAGGAGCGATGTATAAATTTATTTCTTCTCCTTTTAGGTTTCTCTTCAAAGTCCGAGGTTACACTTATGCAAAAGATATCATGAGAAAAGGAAGCCTCTTAGAACAGATGGTCCATATTCTAGCCACAACATACGTATCTACAATGTATCGATATGATTATCTTCTTGCATATCTTAGACAAGCCACATATCGACTTGGAATAATCGCACAATTAAAAGATCCCAGTGTCCAAGAACCATCTGGTCCTATGGGTTGGAGAATAGCAGGAAAGGTCACGGGGGGCCTATTATTTCTCCCTAGCCTATTAATCAAAGCTCTTCTTGGGTGGGGTGGACCTCTTAAACTATCTAAAAGACTCCTAAGAGGAAAACGAAGAACCACAATAAAGTCGCCCTTTTGGTACACTGCTTTGCCTGAGTCGTTTGAATCAGAATGGGGCCCAACACAACCCCAAACTATTAACCAAATTCTCGTTCTAGTTGGAGAATCTGGTCTTAAATTACTAAGAAAGAGAAAACAAGGACTTATAGGACTTACTTCTGGTATCACAACTGAAAGCAAACAAAAGGCGCTACCCTCGCCTCCTTACCCAACCCCTCTTCTCGTCACCGAAGCTGAACTCCATGCGCTAAGAAGCAAAAAAGGAACGATTATAGAAATTCTCTCAGAAATCGTGTCTGGAATTAGAAAGAAACTATCAGAAGAGAAAAAAACTCTTGCTAAAACCATTAGGAGCAAATTAGAAGATATTACGGGTGGCATTAAAAAAGACCTACTAAAAAAGAAAGAAACTCTACCTAAAATTCTTACAACCGTACTAACTCGTACTACATCTCCATTTTCTAAGAAAATCTCGGCTTTCATAACCGCAGCTTTGGATTTCTTCAAAAAGTTTGGAGCTCTTTCTAAGAGTCTAGCCAGAAAAGGCGGATCTTATTTCTTTAAGATACTGGGGGTTCTTGGTAGTCTTGCTGGTTCGGTTTTTGGGTCTTTGGGTTCGGT